CTCATGACTTTCTCGACGACTGTCTCCATTCCGAAGAACTCCCCCTCGAAGTACTTGTGAATCTTTATCTGTTCGCCGTCGAAGATCTTAAACTTTCGTGAATCAGAATCCGGCATCTCGTAGGATCCATGCGCCTCTATCGCATCGTGGAGGCGTTTGTGGGCGGACTTGACAATCTTTGGATCCTTTTCGACCATCTCGATGTAATCCATTAAGTTTCCAGAAAACTTTTTAACTTTGTTGGATTCTTCTCTTGCGGATTTAATTTGTTGTAAAAGTTGTTTTTTGATGCTGCTCATAAATTATATGTATCCTCTTCTGAGGTTAGAGTTAATCAATTTCCCAAGGTTCTTCTTCTAACATTGTATAAAATTTAACTTGACCGTCCCACAAATTTTTTATATGCTCAACTACTTCATTTGCATGTTTAATCTCTAGATCTCTGCCATCGTGTTCGTGTCTTACAACTAACATTCTATCTCTCTTTATTTCATCAACAAACACGACCGGGATAGATCCACCAGCGACGTTGGAAATCAAATCTTCTTTTACTTGCTTCCAACCTATTTCATCAGAAACATCATCGACCGTGATTCCTAATTTCTTCTTGTTTGAATAAGAAAAAAGATTTAAATCTATGCAATCTTCTTCTGTCAGGTATTGTCTTAAGAATGAAACGTCATAACAAACTTCACGAGCCAAAAAGCATTCTTCTATTCCATGACGTTCCTTTATCTTTTGGAACAAGTAAAACCCCAAATGGTAAGGATTGATCGATCCTATGTGAGGTCGTACGACTGCGTTATGCATCTTGACAATAGGAAGGTGAAGTTCACCTGGGAGGTCTAATTCATGGCACAATTCATAATGAGTCATACTAGCCCAGCCCTCATTCATGATCTTGGTTTGAATCTGTGGCCAGAAATATTGACCTTCTTCTCGACAGACATGGATGATGTCGCGCTTCCACTCAGGTATCCTTGCATTCTCTTCTATGAAGCCCAATAAATCATAATCAGGGTCCAACGGCATCATATCGATGTTGAAGTTCTTGTATTTCCCGTCCTTGTCATTGTTGATTAGTTCAATGTACTCTGCCTTTATCTCAGAATGAGGTCTTCGAACTTGACCGTATTTTGTCGTTTGAAACTGTAGTGCCTGGCATGCGTCTAAGGTCTTTTCTACCGCATCAATTCCGACGTGAGGATCTTCGACGTATTTCTGGATTCTCTTCTTTGCAGATCGAAGACGTTGAATCACTGACTCAGGCCTAGTGTTCCTGAACATTCTGTTGTTCTTGAAGAAGTCCGAGTGACCGACACAGTGAGCCATGATGAGGATCTGAAGGTAGAGTGGATTTTCTCTCATGAGATAAGCCAACGACGGATTACTGTTGATGATTAGCTCGTAAGGTAGACCCTCTGCTCCGAGGTTGTATCGGTTCATCGTTTGTTCGAAAGATTTACCAAATGACCAGTGAGAGTACATGGACGGCATGCCGTGATGCACCATAGCACCGATCATCTCATGGTAATCAACAACTTCATAATCAAGTTCAAACCAATCAAGATTATGTTTCTTTGCCAGTTCAACGATTTTTTCATCCCATTCTTTTAGATCTTCTAGCTTATAATCCATTGTTCAATTACTCCTCTATTGATCCGCCCATGAGACTCATGAATGCCGGCCAAACATCTTCACGCTTTTGGATTCTGACTTCTTTTAAAACGTTTCCTTGGAGAGGTCTTAACAATCCATATAACCTCCCAGGTTCAGACATCCAGCTAGTTTCTGGTTCAATTTCACAGTATCCGTATAACTGAGAAACCGACATGATCTTTTGTACTTCTTGCACTAATTTTTCATTATCTTCTAAAAAGTTATCGCCGTCAGAACATTGAAACAAATAAATGTTCCATGATGAAGGATGATATCTTTTTTCTATGATATCATTAGCCATTGATATAGCTGAAGATGCCTTTGTTCCACCCATCGAAGCTTTTGTAAAGAATTCTTTTTCTTCTACTTCTTTCGCTTCAGTGTCGTGAGATATGAAAATGATGTCTATCGTTTCGTATTTTAGACGTAAAAATTGATAGAGTAAAAAGAAGAATGAACGTGCCAAGAATTTTTTCTCTTGTGACATCGACCCAGATACGTCCATTACAAAGAAGATCACAGCATTGGTACATGGCTTCTTTTTCATTTTGTAATGGCGATATTTTAAGTCGTCTTCATGAAACGAAAATGTCTCACCGTCTTCTGCTTTTTCTGGATCAAACCCTGCAGCTTTCATTCTTTTTATTCTAGCAACTGCAGATTTTTTTCGATCCAGCCGAGGTATTATTCCCTGAGGACGATATCCTTTTCTTTTTAGCTTTTCTGATTCGATGTTTTTTAATTGTCTTCTTTGAAGCTCTGGTAGTTTTAATTCAGCAAAAAGATATTCTGCCAATTCTTCATGAGTTATTTCGACATCGTAGTATTCTTCGCCTTTTTCACCACCAGCTTTATTCGGTTGTCCTTGCCCTTGTTGAGGAGGATCTCCAATTTTTTGATCTCGTTTTACGTCGCGCCCCGGCGCTGACCCGACTTGTTTACCATTATTTCCATAAACAAAACGGTATTCTTTTATACCTCGTACAGGTATGCGATATTTTTGTTTTCCATCTTTGCTTATGATGCTTTCATCAGCAACGATGTGATGAATACCTTCACGAATGGCTTTTTCAATCTTTTGTTTATGTCTTCTGCGATCTGATGCAGTACGATCGGCAACGGTTTTATGTTCTCTAAAAATACTCATGAGATACCTTGATTATAAGTACCTAACTGTGAATTGAATATTCAATAAATCGTATTAATTCCAAAATTCAAAATCATTTGGAAAATCTAAATTTCTGTTACTAGACAACGCCGGCTTTGAAATTCCTTTGTTCGATTTTATTTTTAATGTCCCTAAAAACATAAGGATAGTTAACGCAACAATAGCAGTATGACAAACTATCATAAACATAAGATTTTATTTTTAGTTATTTAGTAAGCTTTTTCCAAGCTTTGGAATCAGGATATCCCTTTTCGCCCGACCTCTTTGGCCTTTTTCCTGCTTTTCTTCTCTTATGAACATTGTGCCAAAGGCCTTTTTTTGATTCTGAAAATGTAGCGTCTATGCTTGTTGACATCATACCATTATCATCATATACAACGTCATTCGCTTCATGAGATTTTGACTCTATGTATCCGAACAAGTCATTCATATCATCATACGCTCGACCCAGTTTGTATTGTACCCATCCTGGAAGTTCATCATCTTCGTTGATAATATCAAGAAGCATTTTCGACATGTTTGCAATCCTATGGAGTTGAGAAACAGCCATCTCACCTTCATGATCAGGATGGCCTTCATTCCAGTCTTTTTCGTCAATAGTTCTATTCATGTCTTTACCTTAAAGTATATATATCAAATATTATATGAAGATATCCGTATCAGAATTAAAGCAATTAATTAAAGAGTCAATATCTCAAATCAATTACCCTTCTGGTCAATACGAACCAACAACGGGAAATGAAGTAGATAATCCCGATGAATTATATTATGACGGGTTTCCGGATGGAATAGAAGAAGAAGATCTTCCCGAAGAAGTAACAGAACAGATTGTTGCTGAAGCAATCATGTTACAAAGCTTAAACGTCTTTGAACAATTTGAACTAGATTATGAATCTATAAAAGAATCGATAACAGAGGCGAAATACAAAGGACGAGAAGTTAAATTAGGAAAGCCTACGAAGGGTGACGTGAAAAAATACAAAGTTTACGTCAAGGACCCAAAGACAGGAAACGTTAAAAAGGTAGAGTTTGGCGATCCAAACATGGAAATTCGTAGAGATAATCCCAAGGCCAGAAAATCTTTCAGAGCAAGGCACGGTTGCGGCACTCCAAGGGCTTCTAACAGGACAAAAGCGGCCTACTGGGCATGCCGCCTATGGTCTAGAAAGCCAGTTTCCAAGATTTTAAAAGGAAAATGATCTTCCGGTGGTCTTGTCCAATGTGGACAAATACTTATAATTCATGAAGAATCGTAAGAAGCACCATTTTGTCTACAAGATCACAAACCTGATCAATCAAAAGTACTACATCGGGGTTCATTCTACCGATAACCTTGACGACGGGTACACGGGTAGTGGAACTGCGATAAAAAACGCCATCGAAAAGTACGGCATAGAAAACTTCAAACGAGAAATCATAGAGGTTGTAGGTTCTGCAGAGGAAAAGTGGTTGGCGGAAATAAAGCACGTGACACTAGAGGTTGTTCGTGATGAAAACTCTTACAACATGGCTCCTGGAGGAAAGAACTGGATTGCTGCCATGAAGAGAGAAAATGACCTAAAGTTTTTAGAACATCAATCTAATGCAGGAAAATTAGGCGCCAAAGCTTATTTGGGTTCTCTTACCGAAGAAGAAAAAAGAAATTGGCACAGCAAAGGTGGTAAAAAAGCCGTACAGAAAACAATCATTAACAAAACTGGCTTTCATAATCCTATAGTGAGAGAAAGACAGAAAAAAGCAGTTTCTGAAGCAATAAAGAACACTGTAGAACTTTGGCATCCCGACGCTCCAGAGACGGTGACCAACCGTAATTCTACAGGGTATGTTTCTGGGTGGTCGGTTAGAGTCAAACCTGGCTCTGAAAAATTTAAAGAGTATCTGAAATTGGGTTATGTTTTCAGAAACCCTGAGATCCTAAAAGGAAAGTGAAGAAGCTTGTAAACTTTTCCTGTAACGTTGTATTATGATTTGACACCCATTTGGGTTATCAAAGGTGATACAATTATGATTAAGAATTCTTTTGGTTTTATTTGCGCTCTTGCTTTTCTCGTAGCCTGTGAAGACAAGAAGGCAGAAACGACAAACGCTACTTCATCTGTAGTCGTTACGGCTACTTCATCAGGTCAAGGAGGCTCTGGAGGGACCCAGGTTGCTAGCGGTGCAGGAGGCGATGGCGCAGGAGGATCAACTGTTTCAGCAGGAGGAGCACCAGGTACCGGTGGGGATTCTTCAGGTGGAGCCGGTGGTAAGTAAGTAAATCTTACGAAAGAAAATCAAGCCTCGGAAATTTTCCGAGGCTTTTTTATTGCTTTTCTAAACTCTCTGGAGAACATCCTTTATACACGTCTGCCATCGGATCACACGGAAGTTGAACTTCTATTAAAAAAATTTCTCCTTGTGGCCCTATCGATTCGATGACCTCATATCCACATACCCATGGATCTTCATTTTCTTCTTCATTCTTGTTGTAACTGATGACGTTTGGGTATAGTCCGTAACCGCCACCAGCGGTGTTCGTTGATGTTGAGGTTTCTTGATCATCAACGGCTGAGCGTATCGAGCATGATATCCCGATGATTATAAAACAAAAAGCCACGAGGAGATTTTTCATTGTTCGGACCTCAAATATAAGTATCAATATGACGTTAAAAGAAGAAATTGTTTTTAGGAAATTGATAAAAGAGTTTATAGAAGCACACAAAAAGACAAAAGGTGGCTCACAACCTGAAGAAAGCTATGATAAAGAGCTTCTTGATGATTCTGCGTTTCAATCTCCTAGCGTATATGTCCCAGACGACATAAAAGATAAAATAAAAAAATGGGCAAAAGATATGGGGTTATCTACTGGAAAAAATAATTAATCCATGCCTTACACAATAAGAAAACAAAAGTGCAAGCAATCCACAGGAAAAAAAGGTTCCTATGTCCTGTCGTATAAAGATAATAAGGGAAAAAAACACAGGGCTTGTCACACATCACGAAAAAAAGCTAGAGGGCAAATTGCCGCTATTGAAGCTGAGAGTGTTGAGAGGGATCAACCCATGAAAATTACTTTATCAGAAATTAGAACCTTAATCAGGCACGTTTTGAATGAAGCAGCCTACATAAGCTCATTGGATCAAGTTTTAGGCCAAAATAACGTTAACAATTATCTAAGAATGTTGAACGATCCAAAAAACGTAAAAGACATAGCTAAAATAGTAAAGTCCTCATTACAGTCGAATCTTCCTGCTCCAAATCTTATGACTCATTTTAAAGAGTTAGAAGGATTGAATCTTCAAGATCCAGAGTTAGACCCTAAATACATCAAAGACGTGTTAACAAAATTACTTACTTCAGAAAACCAAGAAGCTGAAAGAGAATTATCGGCTAGCGAAAAAGAAGAAAAAATAAAAAAATACATTGCTGGATACAAAGATCCAAAAATAGATTCGAACGATATTGACGTGTATATGAGAGATTTTGGAAAACCAGTAAGAACAGAATCTTTGGAAAAGTTAAAAATTTTGATACGTAAACTGGTTCTTGAGCTAAAGAAATAACTTTATCGAGTTTTGCGTAAATATAAGAAAATAAAGTATTTTTCTGAACTAATTGTTAGTTGTGTAATTACAACAGTTAACGAATTAGTTTATAATCATCTTTATAAGATTTATGAAGTTGGAGAAATACTTGAATGTTCGGAACACATACTTATGATAAAGCTTCTGTAGAAAATAATAAGCTTAAAATGAGAACGACCGTCATAAAAGGCCAGAATGCAAAGTTAGGTTCATGCACTGAATTTACTTTGCATATTAGGCAACAAACATCTCTTTCTGGAAAGAGAAAAGGGTTGATCGACTTTTCACAAAAAAAGCTTGAAAAATACATCGAATCTATTACAGATGCACAACAAAAAATGGTTCTTTACGCACTATTGTATGATTACTTAAAGGGTGAAGTTGCTATTGCATGGAGAAGAGGTCAACCGGTTTATATTCAAGTAACTAAGGAATGACCGTGTACAAGATTGATAAAGACCTTACTATTATGCCATCATATGCATGTTGAAACAAACGTAGAAGGAATTGTTTTTTCAAAAGACGCAAGAAAGAAGCTATATAACGGACTCAGGTTAGCTGCAGAAGCAGTAAGCTGTACGTTAGGTCCAAATGGAAAAACTGTCTTAATTCAAAATGGTAATAACGCTCCAATAGTCACTAAAGATGGAGTCACTGTAAGCAAAGCAGTTAAGCTGTCTGATCCTTTAGAGATGATGGGCGCTCAACTTCTTAGAGAAGCAGCTTCTCAAACAAACGACGTTGCAGGAGATGGAACGACTACGTCAACCGTACTTACTCATGCGTTAGTAAAAGAAGGAATGAAATTATTAGACGCAGGATACAACTCAAAAAAATTGTGCGAAGGATTAGACGTAGCGACAAAAATGATAACTAGCTTTTTATCTTTAATGTCAACGCCGGTAGAGTCATCAGAAAAAATTAAGCAAATTGGAACAATCAGCGCAAATGGTGATGAAAAAATTGGTGAAATTCTTGCATCAGCAATGGACAAAGTAGGAAGAGATGGAATCATTACCGTCGAGGATGCAAAAGGAACGACGACTGCACTCGATGTTGTTGACGGCATGCAGTTTGATAGAGGGTATTTATCGCCATATTTCGTGACTAATAATGATAAAATGCATGCATTATATAATGATGTATACGTTCTTGTTACTGATAAGAAAATTTCTACAATTAAAGATATAGTTCCTGTTCTAGAAAGAACTTTAGAGTCTAGGAAACCTCTTTTGATCATCGCAGACGACGTTGAAGGAGAAGCTCTACAAGGTTTGGTACTAAATAGAGTAAAAACTCAACTTCAAGTAATTGCAATAAAAGCTCCTGGTTTTGGTCCTTCAAAAACAGATTATTTAAACGACATCTGCGTATTAACAGGCGCAACACTGGTTTCTAGCGCAAATGGAACGACCTTAGACAAGGTTACGTTGAATGAATTAGGAAAGATGAAAAAAGTCATAGTAGATTCAAAAACAACGACTATCGTTGGAACTGAAGCTACAAAAGAAAACGTAACGTCTTATGTAGAAGATTTAAGAAACAGATCAACTGATATTACGTTAAGTCATGAAGAACTATCTTTGCTAAAGATGAGAATTGCAAGGCTAGCAGCAGGGGTCGCTGTTATTAAAGTTGGAGGAGCGACCGAGATTGAAATGATCGAAAGAAAATATAGAATTGAAGACGCTTTACATGCGACAAGAGCAGCAGCAGAAGACGGAATAGTTCCTGGTGGAGGTTCTGCTCTATTCTATGCAGCAGAAGAAGCAAAAACTGTCCTAGAGCAATCTGATTATGACAGAGATGTTCTTGCAGGAATAGAGATAGTTCTTAAAGCTTGTAAGGCTCCGCTGAGAAGAATCGTTGAAAATTCAGATCGATCACCAGATGTCATTGAAGATGAAATGACACGAAACAAAACAATGAAGTTAGGATACGATGCATCTACAGGAAAGTTTATCAATTTAATTTCTGCAGGTATTATTGATCCAACAAAAGTGACAAAAACCGCGCTAAAAAACTCAACGTCAGTAGCAAAATTATTCATGACTTTGGATGCGGTAGTTTTAAATGATTCTAAGGTATAACTTGTTAAGCAAAATAAATAACGGAGATTTAGTATATCATATCTTTAAACCAAAATGCGGTATCGTAGTGTCTTCGAAACCATCGAACAACTATCCTAGCAAGCATGTAGAAAATGTTTCTAAAAGTTATTGTTGGAATCATTATGTTCTTTTTGAAGATTTAATAGAAGGACCTTTTCTTTCAAGCGAACTTTCTAAGGTAATGTAATGATTGAAAATAGTTCTTCATATTCTATTTCAGGAGATTGCGAAATTAATCTTCCTCCTTACATGAATACTTTGGAAGCTTTTTATGATGATGGTTGTGAAGCAATCGTTTCTTGTGGAATACATCCAAAAACAGAAGAGTTGATCATATTAACTTCTTCTGGTACGTTAAAAGAAATGAGCACAGAATCATTCTTTCAATCTAAGAAAAATATTCTTAAAGTCTATCCGATAAACAATGGTCTTATTTTAGAGTTTATTTCTGATGACATGATTATCACTGTTGATTCAGAAGATATTTTAAGTTCTTCTAAAGAGTTACAACTCATGAATCTTGAAATAGGTATGAATCATGAAGATGATGATGTCAACATTAAGAAAAATGATTAGAGAAGAAGTAGAAAGAAACCTTCGATGGTCAGCTGGAATATCCGCTGATGGAGCAAAACTGAACAAGCCTAGCAGGGGAATAAATTATGGAGTTCCACCAGGTCTAGGAATAGATTCTGGTGATGAAAATGATACAGATAAGGAGAATGAAGAAACAAAATATGAAAAAGAGTGGTCGTTATCAAGACATAAATGATCGTGAAGATAGAATGGAACTAATCGGACACGTTGTAGAGTCGTTGCCCGGGACTTTATTTGAAGTAAAAACAGTAACAGGACAAACTGTTTTAGCAACGTTGTCAGGAAAAATGAGGCAAAATCACATTATGGTATTACCTGGTGATGAAGTCATCATTGAAGTATCACCATATGATACATCTCGCGGTCGGATCATGAGACGAAGGTGATAAACATGAACATATGGATCGAACAACACCCATATCTTTTTATGATTGCATTAATGTATGCAATAACTTCAATCAATGTTTGCGTCACAAAGATCTCAGAATCAAAACAACATAAAAAAGATGAATAACTACAATAGTTAATCTTAATGAAAAAATTAGACGAATCGATTTTAAGAAATTATATAAGATCTTTCTTAAAAGAAGTGTATGCTAGCAACATAGACGGCCCTCATTTATCTAACGTCTTGTCAACTCATCTTGCACAAAGAGATGAAATTCCGCATCTTGGTAAAAAAAGAAAAAAAGAAGAAGATGAAATATCCGCGCATTTAATGGAACCAGAAGTTGACATGGACGATTGTTATGGTCCAGTTCCTCCAGCTGCAGAAGAACCAGGGGTGTTTATTGATCCTTATTCTAAAAACTGGCATGTCACACCAAAAGCCGACCATAGAAGGTAAAGATGCTTTTAAAGATAAAACACGACCTAAGAGTCTTTGCCTCAAGACTTAGAGAAAAAAAGAAAGAAAAGCAACGATCTTCTAAATGGGCAGAAGTAAGAGATAACTTTTTGTTTTTAAATCCTAACTGCGCGGCTTGTGGTGGAACAGAAAGACTTCAGGTTCATCATATCATACCTTTCCATGTAAATGAAAAATTAGAACTTGACGAAAACAATCTAATAACTTTATGCATGGGAAAAAATGAGTGTCATTTAGAAATAGGGCACGGAGATTCTTGGAAATGTTACAATCCCAAAGTAAAAGATGATGCGGAAAAGTTTTTTAAAAATCCACACCATAGAAACTTTCTAGTAGAAGAGATCAAGTCTAGAAGAATTCACTCTTCTAAACAATGAGACAAATTCCACCAATCTGTCCACCCCGTTGCGGAAGGAGTCATGATTTTTACCATGACTTCTCCTATGCTTTTCATATCAACTTTTATATCAATGATGACCGCAGTCGTAGCGTGCGACCACGAAGGACATGATTCCCAATCATAAACCTTTTGGTAAGGATCTGATCTTAATAAGATTGGATAAAATTTTTTTGCCGGAACAACAATGTCTCCGACGCAAAATCGTAGACCAGGATGTGAAGCTTCATCCATATCGTTAAATATTTCTTACAAAGACTCCCATGCAAGTTTAAATAAAGTTTTATGGTATGCTAAAAGTTGAACGACTTTTGTCGGATTAGATCCAAGCATTTCTAATCCGTATACATGCAATCCATTTAAGAAAAAATCGTTTAACTTCAATATTATATGAGGATTGTTTTCATTAATATTTCCTATGACATCACAATCAGGAACGCTAAATAAAAACAAATGAGGATTCTCTATCACAGGAACGAACATATCTCCTGGTTCGCAGCATCCCATTATCAGAAAAACGTCATTTTCGTTTGGACTTTTTGAGAAAAATCCCCAACTTTGCATTTGATCTGACCACACGCGGGTTTTATTGTTATTCTGTTGCAGCTTCTCTTTTGCTACGCGGCGGATTAAGTCAATCCCATGAACCTCAGATAAATTTTTCATTAATTAAATGTAAATTTATCAAAGATTACCCGTAGTATATTTGTAGAGACTAAACTCGCTTCCAACCCCAATAGTTCCTGCAGCACTTCCTTCTATGACGATTGATGTCAAATTAGTTGAAGCGTTGTTCCAATGCATGAATCCATCACCATGGAAGGAAGCTACTAATCCGGTGCTGTATCCACCAAATTTATTAGAAATTACTCTTTCAGCATTTCCTGAAGTTGTTGAAGCATAAAAAACAGTTTCTATATCATATTCTGTATCAGGCCGGGAAGAAGCATACGCAGGATTTGAAGTAGAAAGACCGATTGTGTTTGTTGCGGAATAAGTAGTTCTAGTAAATCCGCTTAATCCAGTCAAGGAATTGTTCGGTTTCAAGTATATCGTATATGAAGTTGAGGGTGAAGCTCCAGCAATTTTAATCTTAGACTTTAATAGATAAACTTTATCTACATTTCCGTTTAGACCAGAAAAAGTTATTGTTTGCACAGCAGCTCCAGTTACTATTTGTGTCTGAATTAATGTTAAATTTACAGAGCTAGACCCGCCTCCTTGAACGCCTTGCGGGCCGCGAGATCCTAAATTACCTTGAGCACCTTGATACCCTTGAAGTCCTTGAGCACCTTGAGCTCCAGGATGACCTTGATACCCTTGTAACCCAAAACTTCCTTGAGGTCCTCTATTTCCTTGAGTTCCTATTGATCCCATGTGCCCTTGAGAACCTATCACACCTTGAGGTCCAACATATCCTTGAGTTCCTCCTAATCCTTGAGCACCTTGATACCCTTGAGGTCCTTGCGCGCCATCGTCTCCTTGGTGGCCGCGCGCGGAGGATCCTGTAGGTCCAGGTCCATAAGATGTTGCACCGCTATATCCTGTACTTCCTTGAGCACCTTGAGCCCCTGGAGTTCCTGTATATCCTTGTGCACCTGATTCGCCTGAATTTCCTTGCTCACCTTGAGGACCCACTATATTATCTCCTGGGTAGCCTTGTATACCTTGAGGACCTGGATCACCTTGCCGTCCTTTAATAGACATACCAGCATCACCTTGAGCGCCTTGAGGTCCTCTGTCACCTCTCATTAATTCAGGAGGAGCAACTGATCCATCATCTCCTTGATGCCCCTCATACCCTTGCGGTCCGGATGGATTTTCTCCTGGTGCACCTTGAGAACCTTGAACAGTACCTTGAATTCCTTGTGGACCAGATCCTATGTTTCCTTTAACACCAGTTATACCAGCTATGCCATCATATCCTGTTAACCCTTGTATCCCTCTATACCCAGAGACGCCTTGAACACCTTGAAATCCTTGTTGACCAATTTGACCTTGAGCTCCTGTTCCTGCTGCCCCGCCGCTAGAAGTAGATCCTACTATGAGTTTTATCCAACTAGTTCCTCCTGTGTTTCTGTAAACGTCTTTATTTGTTGAGAGGACGGCTAATGAACCAGTCGGCGCACTAATTTCTCCATCTGGATTGGAGTCGACCCTAAGTAACGTTACACTCCCAAAGTTTTTTATGGATAATATTGCCATCGTTATACCTCATATTTGTAAAGATGAAACGTGCTACCGGCACCGATACAAGAAGCAGCTGAGGATCCATCCAACCCTTCAACGACGATTGAAGTTACGTTAGTCGTTGTATCTGTCCAAGTAGTAAAAAATTCCATATCATCTAATGTTGACGCCGCGGCATTAAAAGCGCTCCAGTCAGTATAGATGTATCTTTTCATCCCCGTCTTAGCACCAAATTTAGTAATTGTAAGGCTAGTCGATCCGTTAGAATAATTTGAAACAGGATGAATATTCGTTCCCCAGTTTAAATAAGATGTTGTTGAAGCTCTACTCCATCTGTAAGACGTTGAAACGTTAGTTGCCAATCCATTCGGTTTTAAAAGTGTTAGATACGTTGTTCCAGGAGTTCCTACAGTATAACACCTAGAAATTAATAAATAATTTTTATCAACATCTCCGTCCAATCCAGAAAATGTTACAGAAGAAGTGTTTGAATCGATGTATTTGCTTTCAATTAAAATCAAGCCATCGGAAGTAACTCCCGTATACCCTGCGTAACCTTGTACATCGCTAGAAATACCTTGATATCCTTGTGAACCTTGAGGACCACGAGAGCCTTCTACAATGCTACCTTGAGACCCTTGAACACCCATATTTCCTTGAAATCCTACGTCTCCTTGCCTGCCGACGCGGCCTACTGATCCTTGAGGTCCTATGTTTCCTTGAGGCCCTACCTGACCTTGAGTTCCGAAACCTTGCGATCCAATATCTCCTTGATATCCTCTTTGCCCATCGGTTGTAGTTCCTTGATATCCTTGAGGTCCTGAATCTCCTTGTGGGCCTCGAATTCCATCGCCAGGATCTCCTTGACGTCCTTGAGCACCTTGAGCACCTTTAACGTTGCCGTTTCCTTGTGGCCCGAGGTTTCCTGGATTACCTCTATGACCTTTAAATCCTTCCAGGCCGCTGGATCCTTGAGCACCTCTAGATCCTTGAACTCCTGGCGTTCCTTTTGATCCGACTGAGTTGCTTCCGTCTAATCCAGTAGGTCCAACAGCGCCTGGAAGGCCTTGTGATGTCGTCGCTCCGACGTCACCTTGTGCTCCCTGAAATCCTCTATTTCCTGCAGGTCCTGATGTTCCTTGATGGCCGGTTGCTCCTTGTATCCCCTCATATCCTTGTATGCCAGGACCAGCATGACCGTTATATCCTGTTGCACCCATAGAACCTTGTGATCCTTGATTCCCTAACGGACCTTGATTTCCTTGCGGTCCTTGAACACCTTGCGGTCCGCGAATACCTTGAGTACCTTGCAATCCTGTTCCGACATTAACGATCGTTCTATCACCAGATGGTGATATTGGAGTTACTTCAGTTATTAGTTGCCATGAAGTTCCACCAACGTTTTTATAACGACTTCCATCACTTATAAGAATTGCAAGAGAGTCAATCGGCACAGATATACCATCAGGCACAGCGTCGACTCTCAATAAATCTATGTTACCAAAGTTTTTTCTGAATAAAACTGCCATGGTTTTTTCTTTTCTATTAAGTTGCTATCTTATAAAGGTGAAATTCACTACCTACGCCAATCCCATTTGATACTCCAGATGTGATGACGAAAGAAGTTATGTTTGTTGACGTCTCATTCCACCTTCCTGTTGCACGATAACTTCCCCATTGTGTAACTGATCCATTTGAAGTATAACGAGTTCCGTGTATGTTAAACAGTCTAATTCTGCTTTTTTCTGCTGAAATATATACGGTTGCAGTTATAAGACCAGTTCGATATGAAGTTCCGTTTAATCCAATACCTGATGTTGCAAGGGCTGTCGTCACCGTGACGGCCCCCGCCGCTGCTGCGCTGGTGTCTTTAAATGGGAAATAAATTACATAATCTTGGTTTGTCGTTACGTTGTTCGGTTTAAGAAAATAATTGTACGAAGTTCCATTTGCACCTGTGTTTTTATCTATTTTTATTTTTAAAATATAAAACTTATCAGCGTCACCATCAAGGTTGGAAAATGTGACTGACGTGGTCGCTGCATTAGTAACATATATGCTTTCGAGATGAACGATTGAAGACCCACCTCCCATGCCTGCTTGACCCTGGAATCCTTGAGATCCTTGAGACCCTTGCGATCCAATATCACCTTGAAATCCAATATCACCTGGAACTGAAAATCCCGCATATCCTTGTAGTCCTTGTGGACCTTGTAACCCAGATTGCCCTTCTAGACCTTGAAGTCCTTGAGGGCCTGGCGTTACGTTGCTTACTCCTTGAGCACCTTGTGCGCCTGTGTCAGCAGATCCTTCATTTCCTTGAGCACCTTGAGCTCCTTGGGCTCCGGTAACTCCTGAATATCCTTGCGGCCCTCGTCCTCCTTGAGATCCTTGAGGTCCTACGCCATTCGTCCCTTGAGCACCTTGAGCGCCTTGGGCTCCTAATGAACCTATTCCTGTAGGACCAATGTCGCCTTGTGAACCTTGTGCGCCTTGCGATCCTTGAGGCCCTTGTGTACCGTTAGAATCTCCTTGATGGCCTAATACGCCTTGTGGACCTTGGTTTCCTTGTGGCCCAGGAGTTGCATTCGTTCCTTGATGTCCCATGTATCCTTGAATTCCAACAGCACCTTGTCCTGATGAGCCTTGAGCGCCACGAGGGCCTTGTGAACCTTGCGGACCTTGATATCCAGATATTCCTTGATGTCCTCGCTGGCCGGGTAATCCTTGAGGTCCGTATCCGGAATTTCCTTGGACACCTTGCGCGCCGCTAGATCCTGCATCACCTTGTGAACCTTGATATCCTTGTAACCCTTGTAGACCTGCTCTTCCTAGATGTCCTTGGGAACCTTGTTGCCCTTGCGCGCCTTGAACACCCTGAGATCCGCTACCTTCACCAGATGGCGTGCTTAAAGAAATAGGAGTCAACACCGTTGTTGGGCTTAACAATGACCAGTTAGTTCCTCCAACATTTTTATAAACGTCTGATCTTCCTGCAACTATTGCCAAAGAATTAGTAAGAGCAGAAATTCCGCTAGGGTCAGAATCAACTCTTAACAGTTCTATCTTTCCAAAAACTCTTCTTGATAAAACAGCCATCCTAGAATCCTTTTTTGTATCCAGACAAAAGGTATTGACGGCGGTATCGCCGTCTAAATATTTATAAGATTTTACGGCGGTTTTTAAACATATTTTAGTTTACTAAAAAAGTTTTTGCATTATTTTAAGTGTTCTCATTCAAATGCACGTTTAGCATCGAGTATAAAGCATTTTTTACTTGATCATAAAGAGCTTGGTCAAAAGAAACATCAGTGAAGTTTATTCTTTCATATTCTTTAGGAACGTATTCTCCATTTGAATTTTCATATCCCTTAGAATATTGAACCATCACAGCATTTAACTGTGGACTAACTGTAAACTGTTCGATTCGAATCTTGTTTAATGTAATTATACTTGGCGTAACATCAAGAGGCATGTTTTTCTCTCCAATCAAAGAGCTAGTTTTAATAATTCGGTGAGTTCTTAAAGCGTCAAGGTTTCGCCGACATCCATCTTCATTTTTAGCTCTTGTTTTCTCGCTTCCTAAGTATCGATCGCAGATTGTTCAATTCTTACTTTGTCTAAGGTGATTGTATTTGGTGTAACATCAAGGGGCATATTTTTCTCCAATTAAAATTGCGTTGTTATGCTTTTTTGAATCTAAAAGAGAGCCTGAACTGATTGTTCGCTACTGTCATGAGGTAATAAGAGCTTCCAAGGTAGGCGTATTGTGATGGACTATGGGCTATTATTCTAAATTGTGTGGATGAATAAGGCACCACGTAGTTATTGAAAGATGAGTTGCCCTCCTGCGAAACGATGCCCGTGGCACCTATCATCTTATTGACTTGTTCCCATCCGCTTAAGGTGTTTAACTGAGTGTTCGTGGGGTGTATTGTCGTGTTGAACTGGTAGCCCCCAGGCAGCGTGTACAGGTAGTTGCCACTTCCTCCGCCGGCGCCACCCGGGCTAGCTGCGAAGTAAGACGCTTCCACACGACACCATCCGCTTCCGTCATCGGTGAGCTGTATGAAATCTTGAACTCTCGTCGTGGCTTTGGTTGGCGCCGTGGTGGTAGCGCCAATTGTAAGAGCCTCTGTGACGTTGATCGATCCGCTATGAGACACCGTGACAGCTCCCGTTGAACCCGTCGTTATCATCATCCTGGTCCCGGCAACCAAGTAAGATGTGCCATTTGTCAATCTGGTTAGCGATCCGCTTAAACCTAA